ATATCATCTATATTGGCGGCATCATCAGTTCTTATTGCTGGTCTTGGTTTCTTAGCGTTTGTTACCGCTATTAAAGAACTAGCCGCGATCGCTCCGGAAGCATTTAAGACTGTTGCTGAAGGCATGGTATCATTTTCTAAGGCAATTGCTGAAAGTGCTCCTATATTAATTCAGGCATGGGTTTCTGTTGTTAAAGAATCTATTAATGGATTGGTTGTTTTAATACCATTTATTGTAGATGCTGCATTTAAACTCGTTATTGGGTTAGTAAACGGTATCAAAGAAAATGCCCCTGAGTTGGTTAAAGCTTCTGTAGAGATGCTTGTCGAGCTTGCTAAAGGACTTATTGAGAATATAGATATACTCGTTCAAACCGCTATTGAGCTGGCTGTCAAATTCATAGAGAGTTTGGCTAATGCTCTTATTGGTGTACGAGATAGATTGATTCCTGCTTTGCAGAATTTATTTATGGTTATTAGTGACGTTCTATTGTCTGTATTGGGCGGTTTATTAGCACCACTACTCGAGAAGATTGTTGAGATCTTAACTCCTGTAGGTACAATGATAACAGAATTCTTATCAAACTTAGCAAGTGCTATCGAACCTATATTTACTCCGCTTATGGAAGGACTTAAGGTTCTATTTGAGAGCATCGCTACAATTATAACAGTTGTGGCAGAAGCAATCATTGCAACTGTAAATGCTATCAAAGATATTATTCGTTCTATTGCGGACGTTATTATTTCAACGCATGCCACTATTCAGACAATCGTTAATGCCATCGTCGAAGTATTTAGAATTATGGCAGATGCTATTGATACTGTTATTACTGGTGTAATTAATATTATTGATGGTGTGGCAAATGTTATAAAAACTGCTGGCGAAGCTATTAGCGGAGTCTTAACAAGTGTCGGAGAAGTATTCAAGTCATTTGGTGAAGGCGTTAAAACTGCTCTTGAAGGTGTTGGTAAAGTTGTTGAGTCTTTCGGTACTGGTATTAAGACAGCTCTTGAAGGTGTCGGTAAGATTTTCGAATCTATTGGTACTGGTATTAAGACAGCTCTAGACGGCGTTGCTGATATCATTAAAGCTGTTGGTGATGCTGCCAAATCATTTGGTGAAGGATTTAAAGCTTTCGGTGAAGGTGTTAAACTTGTCGGAGAACACGGAGCAAATGCGGCTACCGGTTTGGCTTCACTTACTGTTGAGGTAGCAAAACTCGGTGCTTCAGCATATGCTGTTAATCTGCAAGGATTTACAACAGATATCGAAAACTTAGCTAAAGCGTGTTCAACTCTAGGAGATACAGCAAGTAATATCTTGACGTTATCTACGTCATTGACTATTATTTCTTCATCTCTAACGATTATTTCTGGTGTAGGATCCCTTGCGGCAACCGCATTCCAAACATTATCAACAGAATTTACAAATATTTCGACATCAGCTGAGTCTGCTTCTACAGCATTCTTGAATTTGTCGGGACCTGTTAATACTTTGATTGGAATGATGAGTGCTATCTTGTCTTCTTTCGGAACCGCTATAGGTCAATTCCAAACCATGGTCGGTGCTATGGAAGCAGTTAACCTAAGTTTCATCAACATTCAAAATAGCATCACTTTCCTAATTGAAAACTTCAACCTAATCAACACTAGTGTTGAAACATTTAAGACATCTCTCTTAAATGCACAAACACAAATGGGTGAGTTCTTCTCTTCTATCTCAAACTCAACTGAATCTTTCGCAATCTTAACCGCAGCGACTGAAACGGGTATGCAGGGTATGGTTATGGCCGTACAAAATGGTATGGCTAATGTCCAAACCACTATGGATAGCTCTATTGGAGCTCTTGCCTCTGCTGTGGGTGCTGGATTTGGTCTTGTATCATCTGCTGTTTCTAGTTCGATGGAAACTGTTATTGGTGCGGTTCAAACTAGCATGACTGGGGTTGTTAATTCCATTTCAACGTCAATGTCATCGGTTGCGGATCAGGCTACGGCGTCATTCAGCACAATCGGCGCATCTATTTCTGGAAGTATCTCCCAAATATCAAGAGATATGTCTCAGGGAATGAGCGGAGTATCTCAAACAATCAGTTCTCGAGTAACTGAAATCAACTCACAATTCACTAAAATGAGTTCAACAGTATCTCAAATTATCTCATATATGATGACGGTAATGTCCTCATCTATCCAAAACGGTATGGGCATTGCTGCGAATAACGTATATTCTGGTATGAGTCAAATTATTAGTACTGTTGGGTCATACACTGGATCTGCTAGATCATCAGGTTATAATGTAGGTTACTATATTTCATCTGGTATCGCGGCCGGTATGTATGCAAACATGTGGGAAATTGAGTCTGCTGCAAATAGAATTATCTATAAAGCACGTGAAGCTGCTCGTGCTGCTGCGGATATTCATTCTCCATCAAGGTTATTTGCTAAAGATGTTGGTAAGTTTATCCCACAAGGGGTTGCTATGGGTATTGCAAATGAAATGCCATCTACAATTAAGCAAATGACCAAAACATTTAAATCTGGATTTTCTAAAGCTGCTGATGGGGCTGTTTCACAAGGACAAATCTTTGCGGAAGCTGTGTCATCCGCAGTAAACTCTGTTGGCGATATGTTAGATGTGGCTATTGACGATATGTCATATTCACCTAAGATTACCCCAATAGTAGACACTAGCAAATTAGACAAATTCAAATTAAAAGATTATGATGTTAATATTGGAGGACTCAACAAGGCTCTTCCAACGCCATCATATTCTGGCGTTCCTAATAGTTCTCAACAAACAACAATTAATAACGATAATTCTAATAAAGAATTTAATGTTAATGTTAAGGTAGATACCAATGGTAAACCTGTTGATGCTAGGGAGCTAGCCGTTGAAGTTCAACGGCACCTTAAAGATTTTGACGATCAAAATCGAAGAAGTAAAGGCGAGGAGGTATTCTGGTAATTGGAAGCAGGATATTTTACAGTCAACGGACGTAAGTCTAAAGACATAAATTTATTTATCGAAGATCGACCAGATATCCAAACTCCGAAAAGACGAGTATCGTTTGTATCACCAGTTTCCTATGAAGGGGAACTGGTATACGACGATGACGGATATGAACCTACAGAATTTGAGCTGAAATGCTTTTATGATGGAAGTTCTCATGGCGATGACTTCGCGAAACTGTCGGAAGCAAGAAACAACATCAACTCCTTATTCGGTCATGGAAAAGGAGAATGGATGTCTTTTGTTCCATATTTTGATGAAGAACACTCTTACCAAATTATTATGATGGAAATCAAATTTGAGAATAAGTCATATTACGAAGGTTGTATGAGTGTTACAATCAAACTTAAATGTCAACCATATAAATATTTGATTACAAATGAATTAGAGATTAGTTCAAATTATGTTCTTAATAATCCAACTGGATATACAGCAAAACCAGTATTTATTATTGCAGGCGCTAGAGGTGAATTTGTTTTAACTACGAATAAAACTATTATTAGGTTTAAGGGATTATATAACGAGACATTATATGTTGACAGTAATACATATAATGTATTTGGACAGGAAACTACTGGTGGTATTTCTAATTGGAATGATAGAACCATAGGTAAAGAATTTCCTTTATTTATCCCTGGAAAAAATACAATTATTTTTGACAAACCACAAGGTGATCATTCTTCTATTGTACCAGGAACAATACATGTTAGACCTAATTGGAGGGTGTTAGTATGAGCGATATTATATTATATGACCAACACGAAAAAGATTTTGAGACTAACGGTATTGGAATTTTAGACGATATATTAAAATGTACTGTAACAGAAGTAAGAAATGGAAAATTTGAACTTAATATGGAATATCCAATCCAAGGAAATTATTCTCAGGATTTAGTTCAAAACAATTATATCTTAGCAAAACCAAATGACTTCGATGATCCTCATGCATTTAGAATTTATGAAATCGATAAAGATCTAGAAGCTGGTAAAATTATAGTAAAAGCTGTGACCAAAGTCGAAGAATTAATGAGTACAGTGGTTATGCCATTCTCTGTTGAAAATAGGACACCGGAAGAAACTTGGTATAGAATTCGAGAATTTGCTGTTGATCCTATTTACTATGATTTTAAATCAAATATTCTAACTAGAGGAAACCTTTCTGTTGACTCAGTTACAAACGTTCTATCTTTACTAAACGGAAAAGAAAACTCTCTGACAAAAAATATTGGTGGGGAGTTGAAATATAGTAATAAACGCATTCAATTGTTTACGATGAGAGGTCGACAGAATGTTACAACAATCCGTCCTAGGAAGAATCTTAAGAACATCAAAATTACAACAAATATGAGTGGAAAGTACACTCGTATTTTACCATATGCTAAGTATACCCCCGAAGGTGAAAACCAAAAAGAAGTAACTGTGTACGGAGACATTGTAAAATCTGATCACTATGATGATTACTCAGTTAAACGTATTGTTGCTATTGATATTTCATCTAAATTCAAGGAGTATAAGGCACAACAAAAGCAACTTAGAAAAGATAAGATTGCTTCAGAAAGAGCATCAAATAAAGCAGCCGATGCCGATAAACGCAGAAAAGAAGAATCTGCTAGAGCTGCTGCTGAAGCCGAAAGAGAACGTCAACGACGTCTAAATTTTGAAACACAAAAACAAAAGCGTCAAGAAGCTAGAGCTGCTGCTTTAGCAAAACGCGGGGGTTCTTCTGGTGGACGACGAACAAAATCTCAAATAGAAGCAGATAGACAATCTCGATATCAAGCCAGTGATGCCGCTTATGAAAGACGTCAATCTGAGTTAGAACGTAAGTTTAATGAACAGGAGACGAAAAGAGCATCTGCTAAACAGTCCCGTTTACAAAAGAAAGCTGAACGTGAGGCTGAGAAAGCTAGACGTGCCGAAAGAATGGCAAACATAAAAGAAGAAACTAAAGTGGTTATAACTAAAGAAATGGTAAACGCGGAAGCGGCTACATATTTCGATGATAATCCCCATGTTGATTTGCCAAACATTAAAGTTGAAGTAGATATGATTGCTGTATCTGACACAACAGAATATGAACATAAAATTTTGAAATCGTTGAATGATATTCGTTTATGCGATACTGTCGATGTTTATGTTCCAAAATTGGATGTTGATATAACTGTTAAAATTATCGAGGTTCAATACGACTGTTTGTCGGATAGAATTTTAAAAATCGTCGCGAGCACCGAAGAAAATCTTCCTGGCACACTTTTGGATAGCCAAAGGAACGAATATAAAGAAGCTGCTAAAAATGCAGTTAATGAATCCATGTCAGATATTAACAGTTCTATAAACACTGTTTTAGATAGTGCCAATGGTAAGAATAAAAATTACTATGGACCTGACGAACCCGTTTCTGAAGATCTTAAAGAAAATGATTTATGGTTCAAAGATGTTGGCGAAGGTCTTGTAGACATGTATCGATATGACGGTACACAGTGGATTTTAGTTTCTCCTAATAACTTAAATGAAGTTTTAGAAGAACAAATAAATTCTATTGTGGATGAAGTTTCCGGTATGCTTGATGAATATAGGCTTGAAACAGATACTATTTTTGGAGAACTATCTGACACGACTATTGATGCTATGTTGTTCTTATCCGAAAGCAAAGAATCTATTGATGCCGAATTGAACTCTGCAAAATTAAAGATACAACAAATCGAGAATGATTTTAATGCTTCTAAAAAATATCTAAATGATAGAATCGTTGAGTTGTCTCAAGGTAATATTGATAAAAGTAGAGCTATATTGACAGAGGTTCAAAAACAAATTCAAGAATTTGAACGCGGTATTAGAACCACATATTCTCAACTTAGGGTCGGAACAAACAACATATTGCGAGGGGCTGTAGATATGCCAGCTACTCGTTTCAAGCGTAGAGTATTTTCCGACGAAACTCTAAAAATATACTCGAGAGAATTGAAATCCATTCTAGTTGTAAATGGTTCACCTGTCAGATACTCTGATTTATCAAATTATCTTAAACCAGATCAACAATATACTTTATCTTTTTATGTGAAATTAAAAGGCACTTCTCCGTCTAATATGGTAATTCGAATGATTAGTCCTACGGCAGTATCACCTACATATTCTGCAAATTATGTAGAAAGTCGTGGGATGACGGTATCAAAACAAGAATGGGAAAGAGTGCATATGACATTCATTGCCGGTAGAAATGATGATATGTCTATCGAGTTCAACATTGACTGTTATGGCAGCACGCCTATTTTGGTTTCTGGTTTTCAATTAGAAGAATCGACAATTTTATCTGATTGGCATCCGAATACTTCTGAAATAGAAGAAAATTTTGCTAAATATCAAGAAGGTATCGATGGAAGATTAACCTTATTACAAACAACCGTAGGTAATTTAGATATAAATATGTCAAAAATTACAACTAAAGTTGAGGAACTTCCTGGTAAAATTACTTTGCAGGTTGACACGGCTAAAGAAGAGCTTAAACAATTTACAACATCGCAAATTAGAATTGCTGAAGATAGAATATCTTCAAATGTCACGAGTAATATTAATGGCCTTATATCTAGTAACGTCACACAATCATCGGGAGTTATTCGACAAGCAATAACTAGTGCTAATGACGCGACGAAAAGTTATGCACAATCCATTGTTCAACAAGAAGCTAATGCTAGACAAACTAGTTTAACTCAGATAAATGACCGTATATCCGATTATAATATTGTAAGAGAACGTGTTAATTTATTTAGTAGAACTTTAGGAACTAGTGATAATGATGTTGTTACTAAAATATCGAACATGGTTATGACTAATGAATCGTTCCAAACAATGATTAGTAATGTTGATGCTCGTTCAAGTAATTTGATAAGGGATACAGATTCTTTTAAATCAGTAAGACTCATTCAACAAAAATATCTTAATAATATTCCATCCACACCAGGAGTATATGGAAATATTAACGAGTATATTATAGATACTAGTAATATTTATACTCCTTGGGCGGGATTTACATTACCAATGACTATTAATAAACTGGTTCCTGGCGTTAAATATACATTTAGATGTAAATTAACAGTTTACAGATTTCATTCTGGATATGCTACTACAGCAATACAATTTAAAAACCATGAAACTCAAAAAAGTGTTACTATTAATGTAATAAATAAGAACGATAAGGTTGATCTTAATGTTACTAAAACAATAACTAAAACGATTACTGTGAATAATATTTTGGAATTAAATAACAATTCAAATTCATTACCATTTTATGTATGGGTTTATGGTAGCGCTAAAATTGGTATAAGTGATATTATGCTTGTTGAAGGGGACAAAATATCTCCAAACTACAAAGCGAATAACACCGATACTTTCTTGTCCGCTCTTAAACAATTGAATGATTCGTATGCTATTAATATTCTAAATGGTTCTCGAGAACTCATTACAGAGATTAATGCAAACAAAAACGGTATTCGATTAAAAGGTAACTTAATTGAGTTAGATGGAACTAGTGTTATTCATGATGGTATAATTCAAAACGCTATGATTGCCGATGGTGCTATAAACAAAGCAAAAATAGCTAATGCATCTATAAATGACGCCCATATTAACAATCTAAATTCGAATAAGGTAACCGGTTTACAAGGTAGTTTTGAGCATTTTATGTCTATTACTGGTTCGTTCGGACATATATTTACTAAAGGTATAACTGTAGGCGATACTACAATGACTTTTGCCAATGGTAAACTAGACATACTTCGTAAAAATAGTTCAGGTGTTACAACTACAGATAATACTATACGTTCTAATGGACGATACTCCGGACCAACAATATTTAACGGGTCAGCAACAAATTCTATAGATTACGTTCCTGTAATGACAAACTTACATAAAAATTATCCTTTATCGCCATATAGGGACCGATCTGACATTGGTGTATACGGTGTTCGAGCAATGTTCTTAGCAACATTCTCCGGACAAACTAACGAATACGGAACTTCGGCATGGTTATATGTGAACGATGGTTCCACCCAAAATAACACATGGTATGTTCCAATGAAAAAGGCAAGTGATACCGTTGGTTGGCATTATGGATTTACGGGTTAATATAAAAATGAGGTAATATGGAAGAAAATCAAAAAAATGAAGATGTTTTGGTTCTTGAACAACTTATAGATAAACTTAAAGATACTATTGGTGCTCTACAAATCCAAAATATCGAACTTAGTATTCGTCTTCAATTAAAAAATGAAGAATTGACGCAATATAAACTCGAGCAAGACTTAATTGCTCATCAGGAAGAATTAAAGAAAGGACTAGATCATGAGTAGATTTAGAATTCGTTCATCATTTCCAATTTACAATGCAGAAGGTGTTGTAGAAAAAACATTGTTTGAGTTATATACCGACTCTCCAACTAATATATTGTCTGTTTATTTAGAAGGAAAACATTCTGTTGATCCTAATAACGAACAAGATTATATTAAAAAATGTCTGGACGCTTGGCATAAAGAGTACTTTGCAGAAATTGAATTCGCAAACACGACCAAGAAAGTTGATGAATTGGTTGAAAATATTTCTGAAACTGAAAAAGAAAACAAACGCCGCGATGATTTTATTGAGGCTATGGTTCTTAATACAATCATGTCCGAAAATGTTCATTATGGTATTGTATACAAGAAGCTAGCCTCTCTTATTTCACAATTGCAAGTTGGTAAGACTTATGAGCGTAACGAAATCGCTACCTTCTTGGATGAATCTCATACAGAAGTTGCCGAGGAAGGTAAACTAGTGATTGTTCAATTCAATCAACAAATGGTATACAACGGAGAACCTCTATCATCATTTGCTCCAAACGGAGAATTTGGTCAAAACGGTAAGGCTCTTTCTTGGCCATTCAAAATTTCTTAATAGAAAGGAACATTATGACAGTAGATGTATCGAAAATCATCGCATGGTACGCTGTGCGTGAAGGTGAGAACCTCAAACTAACTAATGAGCAAGCATTCAAAATGGCTGCAAAATACGGTGGGCTTACTGACCCAGAATTTGAGTTTCAGATTGCTGAAGACGTAGTTGCTTGGTTGGAAGACAATGATTTCCGCGAAGTGACAGGCGAACGAAAATTCGGCGATGTCTTGATTGTGAATGATGGATTATTTATCGGAATTGTTGGGAATACTGAAGGTGAAATCTTCTTCTCAAACGAATTACAAATCGTCCATCATATGGAATCTGATGTATTCGAAGAAGGCGCACACGTTATTGTGTGTCGATATAATGGCGATGTTACCCTACCTAATCCTGCTGTAAAAGATATTGCTCGAATTAAGTTCGAGGAAGAGTCTCTTGAAGCGTAAGGATTTTTGGGTTTACTTTGCGGGGTTTGTGATGCTTATCATAGACCTCGCTTTATTTATTGGTATACTTCTTATTTTAAAAGAGTTATTGTCTTTGAGGGTAGAGTACTATAACACTTTAAAAGTATTAAGTGAACTCAATAAACATATTAACTATCCAGGAGGGTGATATGATTATTATTTCAGAAAACGAATTACTACACACCGATAGCTTTGATGACGTTATCGAACATCACGGAGTCAAGGGTATGAAGTGGGGTCAAAGAATGCGTGGTAATTATGTTGTTGGCGCTGGTTCCGCAAATAGAGCTCAAAAGCGAATTTTAAGATTACAAAAACGAAATCAACATACTAAACTAAATAAAGCTAAAGATATTGCTGGTGCAATTGGGTTAGCTGCTGTAGGTCTGCCATCATTGATTCGTTCAAGTAATCAAAAACGTTTTATGAGATCAACTAAAATTGATAAATTGAAGGCCAAAATCAATTCCAACAAAAATAATACCACATACAAAGATGAGTATTCTAAAATCAAAGAAGGTTACAATAAACGTTCAAATCCGGCAAAAGAAGCGTGGAAAAAATCTATTGCAGAAAATGGTAGATCTAATATTAACACAAAAATTGCTAAATTGCACTATAAATCGGCTAAAAGTAAAGATCGTGCAGATGAGTGGCGTCATAAAGTTGGGGGTAAGAAAACAACCACAGAAGAAGTTATGGGATATTATAATGCAAATAAATATGCCATGAAAGCTAAGAAACTTGAGCGTAAAAAAAATGGGAGGTAGATAAAAATGTCTAATTACATTTCAATTCAATCTTCTAATGATGTCATAGAGCATTTTGGGACTAAGGGTATGCGATGGGGACATCGAAAATCCAAAGAATTTTATACTAAGAAGTATATTAATAAAGGATACCATCCTAGACATGCTCGTGAAATGGCCCAGAGAAAAATGGTTTTAAACAAACGTTTGAAAACGGGTGCTAAAATTGTTGGTGGGGTAGCTCTTGCTGGTTTAGCGGCATATGGAGCTTATAAAGGGTTAAATCATTTACAAACTAAGGCAGCCCGTCAGGCGGTTGAAGAATTGGCCCGTAAAGAACGTAACAAACGTATATGGGAAGAAATGAACAAAAACGATAAAAGTCTAGATGCTCTTCATAAACGTGGGGAATCCGTTAAAGATTTATTCCGTAAACGCGCTGAGGAAATTAACAACTTAAACAAAGGATGGGCTGGATTGAGCACTAGTAAAAAGGCTGCAGCAGACACTATTAGAAATCGACACGAATACGCGGGCAAAGAAATGAAACGAGTATTTGATAACATTACTAAAAGTGATTCCACTCGAGATGCTCGTATTGACAAACAATTTAACCAAATTGATGATTTGTTAAGGGATCTTTCGAGCGGAGGGACAACTAGACGAGGTGCTAATGGTAGACGGATTAAGGACGTAACCAATTCTTTGAGAGGATAATATTATGAACTATATTTCAATGAACTCGTCAGATGATATTATTGAACACCACGGTATTAAGGGAATGAAGTGGGGTCGTAGAATGGCTAATCGTGTTAAATCGTGGATGGATAAAGAAAACGATAAATACTACAATAGTCATAAGGGATTGCTTCTTGACTACAATTATCAAAAGAAACATAATCCCGTAGAATGGAATGCTGTTCAAAGGCATACCGGAGCAAAGACAAAATCGTTCACTCCGCCGTCTAAAGAAATCCTTCAACGTCAGAAAGCTGAATATGAGAAACTTAGGGATATGAAAAATGAAATTAATGACCTTAATATTGAACGTATCTCACGTTTTAGACCTAACATACGCGAGCATGTTAAGAAAGAACATCTTGCAGAATACGATAAGTTAGATAAGATAACTAATAAACGTCGTCCTCAGTATGATGGTCCTAAATTAGAACGCTGGGACAAAGCTTATGACCGTCAAGTCGAGTTAACCGAAATTGGTATGGATCACAAATATCGAAAAGCTAGAAAAGCTTATAGAGATTATATCAACAAATAAAACCACGGAGTCTACATGGCTCCGTCTTTTTTTGAATTTCCAAAATTTGCCCGGGAGTGATTTTAATCTCAAATTCGCATTAATTCCATATCTCATAATGAAAGGAAGGTAAATATTATGAACAATAAATCATTTTATAGTAAAATGGGGTTTAATACTTTATTGGATTATTGTTATGCGGTAGGTAATATTTCATTAGAAAAATTAACCGAAATTTATTATAAATCATTTGGACGACGTAATGAATTCGACGAAATATTTTTCTATGATATTTTGGAACCTATTTATAATAATATACAAGAATATATTAAACCATCTACGAGAAGTGAAAAGATGGGTGATGAAATATTTATCGCTATGTTAAATTTAGAGAGGATTACGGAACCATATTCTAAAGATACTACATACCAAAATATAAGATATTATTTGGATAAACATTATGAATCATACGGTACAAAATTGACCGAGGTTATAGATGATATGAATAATACGAATTGGAATGCTGCTATTTAGAAGATGGAATTCCATCTTCTTTTTTTTTTCGCACTTTTTACAAGTCCTATAATGAAAAGAATTTTATTATAGGAGGACATCACTATGTCACACGAACAAAAATTTGCAGTTAATATGAATCAAATCGCTATGATTAAATTAGCATTGTATTTAGACGACAATGAAATGAGTAAAATGATTAGTCTTGGACAAGACTACACATTGGTTAATTCAAACGCCAATATGTATATTGTTGAGTACTATAAGAATCTACTCAAAAGATTGGAGAATGAATTAAAAGCTATTTTAGAATCTATAGACGCAAAAGAACTTTATATTAGATCTGCTTTAGCTCGTAAAACATACGATATGTTGGAAAATATTTTAAATGACGAAAAGTTAGGATTTGTAAAAATCAGTGAAATTGAAGATGAAGAAGTTAAGAACTTAATAAATAGAATTAGTAACAGACAAAAAGAAATGGAGTCTGAAACTGAGGAAATTATTAGATTCTTTCTAACATTACAATAACACTGAGGGATTACAAATCCCTTCTTTTTCGCAGAAATTACATATGCTATAATGAAAAGGGCGTAGCTCAGTTGGGAGAGCAGCCGTACTGCGAGATGCGTGCGGAGGGTCGCGGGTTCAAATCCATGCCCCCTTTTCAGATTATAAATAGGTACTTTGTTAGCATATGTAAGACCAGGTGCGATTCCGGGCGGTTAAACAGGGAGCGGTGCTCTATACGCCTATTTTTTTTTTTTTCGAAATTATTTAAAGGAGGTCTACTATGCCGGTTAG